AATTAAATTACAGATCACTATCTTTTAAAAAAGCGGTACGAATATAGTTGTACCAAACATAACCACAAAGAACAAAAACGTTTAACAAGATTAAAGATAACTCAATGTAATCAACTTTATGCATTTTTATTTCCCCCAATTTGTCCCTTAATAATACAACAAAAATTTACTAAGTAATCAAAAAGAAAAAGAACTTTGTGCATTAGCCCCGTTCACACTAGAACGTTGTAAATTTGGTTGTACTTGGTTATTAGCCTGCACAGGCTCAACAACATTAGATACTTGAGTGCTAGTATATTGTTGTGTAGTTTGTTGGTATTGGTTTTGAGCAAAATAATTAAATGGACGATCACCCTTAATAATCCGTTTGCAATCAGTAGGATTAAGGTCATGAACAATAGTACCTTGTTGAGTATAACCAACGAGTTTACCGTGACGATCTGTCATGCAACCAGACAAAACAGGTTTAGCCGTAACTTGATAAGTAACGGTTTCTTGAATCTTGTCGGCAGACTCAAAAGGCTTAGATGGATCATAACTAACTTGCTGTGTCGTAGAGCCTACAGATTCGCCATTTTTGGTAAGTCGATTGAAATATTCTTTACACTCTGGCTTATCAACATTTACCCCCTTACGACAATCCTCATCACTCAACTTCACTTGATTAGTAACATCTTTAACAGGGTCAGCTTCTTTTTTAGGTGCATTCTTTTCAACAGCAGTTGTAAACTTCTTAGCATCCTCTTTTGTACCTTTCATAAGATACCAAGATAAGCCCGCAATAATAGCCACAATGATAGCCATACCACCAATAAAGCCCATTAACTTAATATTACGATGATATGCACGGCCAGAAGAGTTACCGTCTTTCGTAGACGTATACAGCTTGTAATACTTCTCCTCGATTGAATACGTATATTCATCATAGGCCTGAACCTTAACAGACTTAGTAATCGAATTCTGAACCTTCGTAAAACAATAAGCCTTTGAAGTTTTACTACCGTTAGCCTCACAGTAAATATACTGATTCACTAATTTACGCACATCCGCATTAAGGAGCGCAGGATCTGGGGACGTCATCCAAATGTCACAGTGATTGTGACGCACCATTGTTATATCAACAATTTCAGAATCACGACGGCTAGAAAAGTGTTTTGAAAACTTCTCATGAGTTTGAACCTCATCAATAATAATTAAACTGTAATGCTCACACTCACGCCAATCATCAGGCAAAGGTTGAATGTAATCACATAGCTCAGCATGCCCCCGAACATTAGAATAAATGTTTTTATAAATACCGCTTTTATAAGCAGCTACAGCATCTTTAACAGTAAGATAGGTTTTACCTGCGCCAAAGGCGCCACAGGTTAAACGAAGTGTGCCACCTGCTTGTTTTTGATCAAACATTATTGTTTCTTCCTAATCATTAATTTGCCTGAATTAAGTGTCAGCAGAAATAGAGCTACTGAAACAAAAGAGCTAATAAAATGGTCTATTCGACAAATGCCCATCATTTGTAAAAGCATTGAAGGAATAGAATTAAGATCACCAATCATTGAATTAAATGCAGCACGTACAGCTACTAATATCCCGACATAACTAACAACTGATAGACCAGCTCCAGCAATTACCTTTTGTACTGAATTTTTAAGAAGCCATTCACCGAGAATTGCAAGAAACTTAAGCATTACCGTTCCTCAACCCAAGCATTAGAAAAATAAGGCTCCCTAAATAACCAAGACCTTGTATATATGGCGCAGCCTGAGCACCATATGTGCAGAAAAAAGATAAATCTTTATCAAAATCAATAGAGCCAATTAAACCCATTGGAATAGAAACACGCTCAGGAGAGAAAGGACATGTTTTACCAAAAACAACCATATCCTGACGGTGATAGGTTTCAATATCTTCGTTTTCTACTTCTAATTTTTCATCTTTTAATTCTGGTTTATCTTTCATCCATTCATCAGTTTTTTTCCAATCGTCATACCATTTACAAACTGTGAAGGCCCACTCACAAAAATTAGGAAAAGTAATAGAAATAGATTGAGGTTGAGGATTTGGATCATTTGAACCAGAACCACTACCAGAACCTGTACCAGTTCCTGTACCTGTACCCGTACCAGAACCTGTACCAGAACCTGTACCAGTGCCAGTACCCGTACCAGTATCAGAACCAGTACCCGTACCAGAGCCTGTACCAGAACCTGAACCAGTGCCTGTACCCGTACCAGAGCCATTACCTATGGAACCTGTAGCAGTAGCACCATCAGTACGCCAACTTCGGTCATTTTTATTACTATCACTAGGTGAAGAACCATAACGAGGATCACCAAAAGGCGCAGGCTTTCCGTCAGGTGTTAAAGGAGCATTTCTTAATTTGTCATCCATTTGGTTAGCTAAATCATCACCAACACCATTGCCAGAATGTTCATACGCATCTGCAACAGAATTGTGCATCTGTCCAGTATTAACGGAACTATCTATATTTGAATTAACAGGGTCATGATAACCTTCACCCATCATTGCAGCCCCAAGAAGCTCAGGGGTTAATGGAACAGCTTTATCTGGTGGAGGTGGTTTTTGGGGATCATATAAAGGGTTCTCAACTCTATATACATTACCAAACATGTAACCGCCAGAACCATTAGGCTTTTTATAAAAACAATAAATGTCATATTGATTCATCATCTCAATATCTAAAGATGAATAACCATTTTCTGGTGAAGCGAGTCTTAAATTTTCACAAGCTTCAAAGCGTGTTTTACCAATACCGGGATTACCCTTAGAATCTTTAGAAACCGTTCTGTAATAGTATTGATAACGAGGATCGCGAGGGTCTTCAGGCTCAACAGGTTTCATTTTTACATATGTACCATCCTTCATAACCCAACCAATAGCCTCAATTAACTGTGTAACTGCCATTACACCGACCATTTGAACGCCTGGGTTCCTCGCATAAAAAGCAACACGTTTAAACATTGAAGACCCAACTTTAGAGGCCGTAGGAGTTGATTCAGCAATAGCAATTTTAGTAACTGTCTTTGATTTAGCTGTAACAGGATCAGTTTCTAAAAAAGATGAAGCAGAACGACCATAAACACGCCTTGCATAATCATCTCGCGCTTGTTGTAATTTAATTTCACGTTGCTGCCACCAATCACCCTGATCTATCGCATTGGCTTGAACAGTGATAAATACAAGACTAATTAGTAATAAACGAAAGAACATACTAATCCCCTGACAAGACAATCCAAAACGCTGCTAAAACTACAAAGATGAAATAGAATGTCATTTCATTTACTCCATTAAAAAAGGCGGATGCGGTGCGTACGGTCGTGCGCTCCTATCCGCCTTTTTTATGTTATTCGTTAGCCCAACATAGATAAGGCTTTACGAATTCCCCAAGCTACATAAGTTGGTAATGCTTTAAGCGTACCAGAAGCCATTAAGCCCCCAATTACAGCAACACCCGCAAGCCCAACGGTTAAGTCGATAGATGTAGAACCTGTGTCCGCAAAAGCATTTGACATAGTTACAAGTGTTACGCCTGTAGTAGCAAGTGCATAGCGAACTGCTGTATTAGGTTTTTTAACTGGTTGTTGAGTAGTGTTTTTAGTTTGCATGGCTATACCTCCATATCGTTAGAGCCAAGTAGTTTTAAATTAGTACGAATCGCAGAAGCGACGTACCATATCAAAGCCGTAGCGGAGATTAACGCTGCCACCTTTTCAGGCGGTAAATTGTTTAATTCATCCATCCAAGACTGTTGATGCAAGACGACGATGCAGTAATTTATGCCATCAATCACAGTTGTAACTGAGCAATCGTCAACTACCATCGTCAGAATCCTTTAGCCTTTACAATTAGAGATATGAGCCATGTACACCCCTTCATAAAAATAGGTGTTTCCACATTCTTGACAAATGTAAATCAAACAGCTCATAATATCCCCAATATTTAATATAAGTTATTGATTTTTAACATATTATACATTATACGAACAATCGTATTGTTTTAAAGTAAGCCTTTGATTTCAAAGGCTTTTTTAGTTTTAAATAGCTGGTTTGTTTGGCGGTGTTGGTAGCTGTACATCTACTACAACATATTTAACGCCTTTGCCTGATGTAACCATATCGAAAGTAATATCAGCTTCGATTGGAAAGTCTGATTGCTTAAACTTACGCAGTAACGCAATGTTTGAAGAATCCTGCCAGTTGAAAGTCTCACAACCATTACCAATAGCTGTACCTTGTGACAAATCCATTGGAACTTGGCAATAAAGCGCAACATGATCGTAATGACGACCTGAGCCGTCAGTCGGTTTAAAATCAACAGCTTTAGCGCCTAAAATTTTTACTTTAGATGTATGCATTACATTCTCCGAGCAGTTAGAAGCACATGATCAAGTCGCTTGGGATATGCAAGCGGATCAGAGCAACAAATTAAATTAATGAGTTCTTCAGGTTCGAATACGTCCTTAAAGACGTTGATATATTTGCCATACTGGTGCTTGAGATTCTCAATAGCAGTTTGGAAATTGATTTGTGCTGTTTTACTAATAGTTTCAATACGTTCAGGCTGTAAATGTTCAGCTAGATCACGGAAACATGGATATGCAGCAATAAAATATTCACTTGGAGCAAGTAGCATGTCGAAAGGTAAAATACGGTCAATAGCTTTAAACTCGACTTCAGCACGTTGCCAATTGTCCTCTGGATCACCCTCAGCACGACCTTTTTCGTACAATCTCAGATACTTACCAGAATCACGGCTACCGATGCATAAAGTACGACCTTTACCGTTTGGTCTACGCCAATTGCCTTTATGCTCAATGTTTGGAGCACGGTTACCGAGCTGAAAACCCCCTAACCCATCTTGCATATTGCCCCAATCTACACTGACATGTTTGCCTTCAAAATCATCGTGTGCAATGTCTACACGGGTTAATTTCGCTCTTTTCGCTTTGGTAACTAAGAAGTGATAAAGTCTTAATTCCCAACCGCTTTTAGCGAAATTACAGCCACGGCCATTGATCATAATTAGAATCGTATTACGCTGACCACCAATACATAAAAAGCCGAAATCTTCACCTAAAACATAACTTTCATCATAGAAATTAAGGCCTTTCTTACGGCATAAAGTCGTTGTAAAGCCAAAGATATGTTCTAAGTCAGCTTCAAGAGCTTCCACAGCAGCAGTAATACGATGAGATTCAAGGATAAATTCATCTTCTTGCCAGAATCTATCGCCAACAGTCTCAATGCCAAATGTGAAATTGACCCAGTCAATTACAGCAATTTCATTGTCAGCAGGCATTCTGTACTCGATGTGCTTCACACCATCATTGGTCATGATCATGTGAGTTCGAGGAATGGTATATAGCGAATGCTCTTGGAACGGGAGATCGGCGTCTTGAGGTTGTGTATCGGATACCTTTACCCCCATCTTATTAATGGGGGTTACAACTGCCGCTTTTTTCATTCCCCCCGATAATACAGTGGGGATTGATTGTTTTTTATACTTATCCATTAGCAAATCCCCATCGCTCTAAAATTGTCATTCTCTGCTTTGATAGCGTCACAGTAAGCTGCAACTTTAGGATTCTTATAGCCCCATGCAAGCATGGTTGACTCGATGTAAAAAAGAACAAATTCCGTCTCGAAAGCTGGATTGCCCCCTACTATTAGCTCAACGCCACGATCGTGGACGATCTTAGCTACGATCTCGAATGCTTGTTCTTTATCCATATATGATTTATCACAAATGATATTTTGTGGTTTTATAACATCTAATTTGTGATTTAGCAACATATCATAAAATATAAATCAGATATGATGTGTTCCCATTTAGGAGTATGACCAATGGCAGTTACAGTTAGACTTAGAGATGAAGAAGAAGATATGGTCAAAGAAACGACCTTAGAAATGATGTTCGAAACAAAAATCCGAATTAAGGAATCGGATGTACTTCACACTTTAATTAGAAAGTACCTAAAAGACATCAAAACAGAAGACGTGATGAAGTACCGAGCAGAAGTGCTTAAAAAAGACGATTAATTGTTTATATTGACCCAGACTATTAACTGCCCTGCTCTAGCGTTCGCATAATGCCGACTATGTAAAATAACGCCGATTTGCCCTAGCTATGATTGCAAATCGGCTATGTAACATAATCAGGCATCACATTATACGAATCGGTAAAAATAACTATGTGTAATGTATAGTTTTATTTCGGTTTTCCGAATATTTCAGGATGTGCAATGTTACTTGCACCATCCTCATCTAATACATCAATCATTAAATTCCCTTAGGTAATTCAACTTGTTTAACAACATATTTCATAGATTTACCTGAAGTAACCATTTCAAATGTGATATCAGCTTCTAACGGAAATTTATGTTGCTTAAGCAACACTAAATTAGTACGGTCTTGCCAGTTAAATACCTCACAAGCATTACCAACCGCATTGCCTTGAGATTGATCAAGCGGAACCTCACAATACAAAGCTACATGGTCATAATGACGACCATCGTCGGTTTTAAAATCAACAGCCTTAGCACCTAAGATTTTCACTTTATTTTTAAATTGCATCATTGCTACATTCTCCGAGCAGTTATAAGCACATGATCTAACCGCTTCGGATAAGCGAATTGATCAGAGCAAGAAATAATATTGATTAACTCTTCAGGTTCAAAAACCTGTTTAAAAACATTGATATACTTGCCATATTGGTGTTTTAGGTTCTTAATGGCAGTATCAAAGTTAATGCGTGCAACCTTTTGAATTGTTTCAATTCTTGCAGGTTGAATATCTTCAGATAGAAATGCGAAACATGGGTATGAGCCTATAAAATACTCACTTGGAGCCAGCAACATATCGAACGGTAAAACACGGTCAATTGACTTAAATTCAACTTCAGCACGTTGCCAGTTATCATTTGGATCACCTTCAGCTCGACCTTTCTCATACAAACGAAGCATCTTACCCGATTCACGTGCACCGACCATCAACGTACGTCCTTTACCATTTGGACGCTTCCAATTGCCTTTATGCTCGATATTCGGCATACGGTTACCACAACTAAAACCGCCTAAACCGTCTTGCATATTGCCCCAGTCAACATTGATCTTTTTACCTTCAAAGTCGTCATGTGCAATATCAACTCGAGTTAATTTAGCTCGTTTGGCCATAGTTACTAAGAAGTTGTAAAGTCTTAATTCCCAACCACTTTTAGCAAAGTTGCAACCACGACCATTGATCATAATTAAGATCGTATTGCGCTGACCGCCAATGCAGACAAAGCCGAAATCTTCACCTAGTACATAGCTTTCTTTATAGAAATTAAGACCGCCATGACGACATGCAGTCGTTGAGAATCCAAAGATGTGGTGTAACTGGTGATCCAGTTCCTCTACAGCAGCAGTCCAACGATGTGTATCGATGATGTATTCATCTTCATTCCAATACTTGTCGCCTAAAGTCTCAATTCCGATTGTGAAATTGACCCAGTCAATCACAGCAATTTCATTGTCAGCAGGCAAACGGCATTGAACTGGTTTAACACCTGAAGATGTCATCACCATGTGAGCGTATGGAATTGTGTATAGCGAATGCTCTTGATACGGGAGATCGGCGTCTTGCAGTTGCGTATCGGATGTCTTTACCCCCATCTTATTAATGGGGGCTACAACCATCGCATTTTTCAATCCCCCCGATAAAGCTGTGGGGTTTGGTTGTTTTTTATACTCACCCATTAGCAAATCCCCATTGAACGGAAATTATCATTCTCAGCTTTCAACATGTCGTAGTACTCCGCTACTTTGGCAGACTTATAGCCCCACTCCACCATGCACATTTCTATGTGACGTAGAACAAGCTCCGACTCGTAAGCAGGATTTCCCCCAACAACCAAAGTGCAGGCTCTATCGAAAATGATCTTAGCCACGATCTCGAATGCTTGTTCTTTATCCATTTTATACATGTATACAAATCACATTGCAGAAAATATAGAACAAATATGCATGTATATGCAACACTTGTATACATATTTATTTGTATATTTGTAGGCAGTTCAGGAACTAGGTAGCAGAAATGGCAAAAACCGTGAGATTAAGTGATGAAGAACAAGAAGCAATCCGTATCAAAGCGGTTGCATTAAACAAGAAACTTATGGAAAAAAATAAACAACCTCTAAGAGATAGCGAAGTTGTGCACGCTGTTATAAATCTAGCGCTTGAGAAAATAAGTGTAGGTGCTTCAGGAAACTTGATTCTAGAGGATTAATGTAAAAGCACCCTGCTCTAGCCTTCAGATCGCATAATGCCGACTATGTAAAAAAAACGCCGATTTGCTATGAAATTATGGCAAATCGGCTATGTTACATAATCAGGCACACATTATACGAACTGTTATGTAACTTACACCTAGGCCTTTAATCCTCCTTATTCTTATACACTGGTACTGTGCTTTGCTTAGCCAACAATGAAATTTTTGGCTAAAGTCTGATAAAAATATTATGTCTTATCTTTCACGCTCCATTTTAGCTATTGCACTACATCCTAGAAAGCATGGCATTTTTATAAATTATTTCTTTACTTTTTTAAGCTTCATTGTGCATTAACGCCAAAACTGCGATTTAACTAAAAATTCAAAATTTGAATTAAATTACAGAT